AACAGTATCACCTGCCGTAACTGCTTTAGCAACTGCAAAATTACCTTCTGAATATAGTGTACCAGCCGTTGAACTTTGTGTACTAACAGCACCTGAACCTGTTACTAAGAAACATCCATAAACTGTTCCACCACCGCCAGTAATTGTATAAGTAATCGCTGTTGCTGAAGATGTTGTCACGTTAGATGGTGTTGAGCCTGTAGATGTAGACGCACCAAATACTGCCGTTCCACGAACTGCTGAACCACTAACTGTGTAATTAACAAACTCTGTCCATGTATGTGAAGCCATCGTATCGGTAGCTGCAAATGTTGTGCTATTACCAATCAAACCTAAGAACGGTCCTACTGTTGTATATGTTCCTGATGTTCTTAATAAAGTATCCAGCATTAACTGTTTACCTACAGCAACAACTAAATTAGGAAATTCTTCTGTCCACTTTAAGTTACCGTTTGCATCACGGCACTCAACGTGGTAATGTCCTTCTACGCCCATTCCTTCAGGAATAGTTACATTTGCTTGTAAGGTTGCTACAGCGTTATCACCGCAGCTGGCTAATTCGTTTGTCATAATTTCTCCTAATCTGGACTGCTATAGTTAAGACTGCCTGTATTGGTTCCAATCGTTAATATTGCACTATTGTATGAAGCTGTTGGAAACTGTACTGTAAAACTAGTAGTGCAAGTTTTATCTGATCCAAAATTTAATACAAAACACGCTGCTCCTGTAGTTGCATTATAAATTAATGCTCCTCTTGTAGTAAAGGATGCTGGGTTCCAAACTGCATTATTAAACGATACATAACTTACATTATATTGTGTATTTTGTGTCGGAAATGTTGAAATAACTAAAATATTTCCACCTGCTGTATAACCAGTTCCAACTACCTCATTAACCGTGGTATATGCCGCTGTAGACTGCCCTAAATTAGCATTGGCATTATATAAAGCAATCTTATAAGTATATGGAGTAGATGCAGAAAAGTTCTCTAAACCACTTAAAAGGTTTTGTTGAAAAACTGTGCATGATGTTTGAACTATCATGAGATTACATTACCTTTAAGATTAGTATTAAGTTTAGTCTGGCCATCCCTATACGCATCGCCACGCTCCATACCATTACCAAGACGAATGGCTAATTGAAGAGCTTCTTGATATTTGTCTTCATAATATTTAACCATATCTTGTTCACCTTTCATAAAGATCATAGCCTCTCGCATAGATCCATATAAAAGAACTGGATCAAAGTTATCACCTAACCAACTTTGACCATTAGAATTATTAACTGTTACCACATTAAAACTAAATCCAGATGCAGTAGAACTACCACCTAAATAAGTAGTATTGACTGTTAATACATCACTAGCATTGTAAAAACTACCGCCATTTTGCAATTGAACAGAAGTAATTGAACCATTTGTTCCTACCAATACATCACCATATCCACCAACGCCAGACTGATTACCACTTGTAGAATAATATTGAAAAGGAACATTAGGATAAAATCCTGGTATGTAGTTAGCTCCAGCACTTGTTAATGCTATGCTTAAAATAATTCCTTGAACAATTGATGCTGGATAATAAAAATAATGCAATTCAGCACCATAAGACATATCAGGTGTTGGTCCAATAATCAACGACAACTCATTAGGATTAGAAAACTGATTACCAAATAAAGCATAATGAAATGGAGTTCCAGTTGAATTAGGATTGGGATAAGCCTCACGAATATAATTCACATCTTTATTCAAAAGATAAGAATAATTACCTGTTGTTGGATTAATAATTGCCAAAGAAAATGTAGCCAAATAATCGTTTGGTAAAGATAAATAAGGATTACTTGCCGTTAAACTACCTGTTACATTCTTCCGTAATGATGGAAACTGAACTGAGTTATAAACACGCTCTTCACATTCCTGAATAAATGTAGGAATGTAAGCAACAAACGTAGACTCCGTATTTTGAGAATACGCTTGTATCGTGTTAAAGAGCTGCTCGTAATTCACGCCATTGGCCCTCTACTCATTTTTCCTTTAGTTGCTGCACCAGCTCCACGCATTTCAATACCATCTTTTTTTTCTACTGCCATGCCGTAACTTACTCCACCCTTAATAGGATCTTTGATGTTTACATCTTTGGCAGCTTTTTCACGAGCATAAGTTCCACGATCCATCACTTCTTGACCAGTAATATGCTTTTCTTTATTGGTATGTGGATTGGCATATGCCTCAGCTGGTTCAGCAAATTTATTTTTACCAATCGTAATCTTTGGACTATTCTTAGTAGTCGGTTTAACTTGAGTAGCCATTATTTGCTCCCTGCTTTTTGATTATGAGCACGAGCTAAATTGCGACCTACTGCTTTCATCGCCTTGCTTGTCACTCCACCTTTAGCCATTTTAGTAACTGGCTTGCCTTTATGCATATGATGTTCATGTTTATGAACTTCTTTTGCAGCTTCTTTATCAGCAATCTTTACTACTTGTTTCTTATCCATGTTAACTCCTAAGTTGTTAATATTGTTACTTTACCTATTGTAATCACTAAATTCAAGTCATTGGGAACAAATGCATCTGTAAAATAACTAGCCCCTCCAACTGGATTCCAACCCCATTGCGTTTGTCTACTACCATCATTTACATAACCAAGATTATCAACATTATTTACGTTTGGATCATATGGATTCGTAAATAGTCCAGTTGTTCCACTTGCTTGATAACTTACATCAGGTCTTGGTTCACGCACAGCTTGTGGATCATTTACAGGATATAAACCTAAACTCAACTGTGGATGATCTGGATCCCAACACTCAGGACAAACTTTAATATTAAATAACTTGGTTTTAATAATTTCTTTTTTTAACTCTTTCAACATATACCGTTGACCACATCGGTCACATTCGGCAATTGCCCATTTGCCAGATGAATATTTGTTTGGCATTATCTACCTGCTCCACCATAGAATCCCATTCTTGGAACAAAACGAATAGCAGCTTTTTCTCTGTCTTCATCAGAAGCCAATGTCCATTGTTCCATATAATCAGCTTTTAACATCGCTATACGAGCAGGATCTACCCCAGTAATTTTCTGAGATAAGTAATAAGCTAGTCCAGCAACCATCGCAGATATAAATCGAAATGGTATATCATTCGTTGCCGTACCAGTTCCAGCATCTTGCATTCTACGCAATCTCCAATATACAAATGTATACTGACTGCCTGGTGAATTTGGTGTAGGCCAGACATTAATACAAGGTAGGTTTGTAACGCTTATAGGGGCGTTATAGGCATGTGCAGAAGCAGTTGTACCTGCTTGTCCACGATAACAATTTATAAGCTGTGCAGCCGTTGTAGATACGTTTGGATAGTAAATAATCTCATTATCTATCTTGATATATCCAGTTGCAGCTAATCCTGTTAAATCAGATGGAGTAAGCTGAATAGTCGTATCTGTTGATGATATACCACCATTACCATTAGAACCATTTCCAACCAAAGTATAAGATGTTGGATTAACTTGCCCAGATTGGCGATTGATCCATACTTGAATTGGTCTACCTTGTGCCAGTTTATTAGGCAATGTTGAATAAGTATCTTCCGATATACGGCTAATATTAATATCAATTTGATTTTGCAAAGTACCAGTACGAATCACTTGGCTTAATAAATCAATCGTATCAATTGGCAAAGGATAAGTAATCTGACCTGTATTCATAGGAATTTGTCCCTCTTCTACAGTCCATAAATTAATACCTCTATTTGCCCATTCAACAGTTAATATGTTTAAAGAACGTCTTGCAGTTCTAAAATCATAACCACTTCTTAACTCAGCACCGCACCGTTCGAACGCCTCTTCAATGAGTTCGTTCATGTTTAAATCAAATACGGAGGTGCCTGTAGTAGTCATTTATGCATTTTTCTAAGTGTCTCTGCTAACCTTGCACGTTGTCCTAACTTGCCAGGCTTTTTAGCAGCAGCTTCGAGCTTTTTCTCTGGAATGGTATGTCCTTCTTTAACACCCAAAGATTTACGCAACGCACCAGCTCTGTGTATTGCGTTCTGTATCCATTTTTCAGCCATGATTAACTCGCAGCTGGTGGGGTTGGTGTAGCCTCTGGAGCAATTTCTGGAGCAGCTTCTGGAACAACAGGAGGAGGAGCAACTAAAACTGGTGTTGGATCTACTGGTGCAATTTCTGCAACAAAGTTAGACACAACAGCTCTAGCTTGATCATCCGCATCTAATTGTTTTGACTTTAAAAAGTTTTCAACAATAGACACTTCTTTGCCAACATAATTAACAAAATCATTAATTAAATTGTGTTCTTCTGAACGATGTCCAACACTTCTTACAAATGCAATTGCTTTTTCAAATAAATTCATTTTTTCCTCGCAGCTCTCATGTTATCGACTAAATTAGGATAAGGTCTACCAGCAGCTTTAGCCATAGCTTTTGCCGATTCCTTTTTTGCTGAACTTAACTTTTTAGGTTTGCCCAAACCTTTTGGTCTTGGCTTATCCCATACCTCGCCACCTTTTGCATACATAGCAACAGCATCAGGGTTATCCTTTCTGTGAATAACCTTTTTAGTTGGCATCTTGGATGGGTTCATAGCTCCCATACCACGACTGGCTCTCATTTGTGAGCCTTACCACCCCAACACATTTTTTCAACATGATCCATGTGATGGTGATGATGTTCTGCATGCTTTTTAAAATGATGCTTGTGATGTTTATGAGATTCAGTCTCATGTTCAGAAATGAACTCATCATGACGCTTCATATCTGGACCTGATTCTGGCTCCATGTGTTCTTTGGTTAAATGTGGTTTCATCAATTTCTCCTTAACAATATTTAGTCTTAGTATGACCACGCATAGCGATACCATCAGCACGATGTGATGTAGATCCACCATGAGCCATCTTCTTTACATGACCACCATGTTTTTTGGTATTGACTAATGGACCATCTCCAATAGTATTACCTTTCATCTTAGGATGACGATCTTCTGTGTGACCATGTTTTTCAACTTTAGACTCACCAAAACGACCATGTTTATTAGAACCTTTTTCAACATCTTCTTTCATGGTACGAGGACCCATTGACTCAGCCTTACCGCCATGAGCCATTTTCTTCATGTGAGCCTTACCACCATGCTTCATCATTTTAGCTTCATGCTCTTCTTCTTTAGCAATATGTCTAAGTTCTTTAGCCTGGTTCATTTCATGCATCTTTTCACTTTCGTGATGAGTTGCACCACCGTGAGCCATCTTTTTCATTTTATGATGACCTTCATGTTGAGCCATATGATGTTCAGCCATTGCTAAATGGTGATGAGCTAAATGCTTATGATGAGCTTTAGATAAGCCACCATGTTTCATTCCACCAGCCATTGGAGCACCCATTGGAGGTGCTGGAGGAGCCATTGGAGCTGGGGGATTTCCCATTGCTCTTGCTGCCATCATTGCCATCGCTGGGTTCACACTACGTTTTTTCATCGTTGCCATATTGATTCCACCTTTTTTAAAATGTTTGCCTTTATCGGCTTCTACAAAATCACGCCCCACCCTTTGTGGAATGTGAACCTTATCAGCAAACGCCTTGGAATGGGCTATTGCCTCCATAAAATCATGCTGTTTTTTACTATGACTTGGCATTACTACCTCGTATTAATTCGTTAATTTTATCTTCCAAACGATTAAATCTCGTATCGATGTGGTCCATAATCTTACTTAATTCAGCTTGTGTTACTGTATCACGAGCAACTTCTTCACGAGTCTTGTTTAATAAAATA